AATCAACGAACATGGTCTTCTCTCCGGTTGCCTATGGGGTGCCCTGCCAGCCGGTCTCGCGACCTTGGCTCGTCCTGGGCGGAGGATCAGTTGATAGATGTTTCTCTAAGTAGTTGAATTTAAAGGCTAAGCTATCGCTGTTTCGGTATTCAAAAGCTGATCTACGCGCCTTATGGGCACGCCCTCGAACCCGTTCTCGAACTGGTTCAGGGCAGGCTGGACGGTCACGGCGTTCGCCGAGTTCGTAAGCCCCTGGAGCCGCATGAAGGAGTAGATCGTGCGGTTCATGTACCAGACCGGCACGCAGCCCTTGAGGGACGGGATGCGATCGAGCGCGCGCGACATCAGGGTGACGATATTCGGCGGGGACGTGTTCGTGGTCAGCGCCGTGATCGAGAGATTCGCGATGCGGACCACGTAGCGCCAGTCACGCAACGCCAAACCCGGCTCCCAGACGAACCGATCCTGGTACGCGCGCATGAAGCCCGAGGTCATGCCGACCGCGGCACCCGCCGCAGCCGTCTGGACGGTCTGAAGGCCGTAGTCCTCGTGCGTGAGCCCGGCCTTCGTGCCCTTGGGGAAGATCCCGCAGACCGTATCCTCGCCCCAGCCGACGAGCCAGACGGAGGCATTGGTGCCGCCGCCGCCGGCGCCGTTCAGGATGTTCTGCGCGTTCGTGGCGCCAGAGATCGCGCCGTAGCGCGGCGAGAGTCCCAGGAACCGCTCGGCGTTCACTGCCGTGTTCCCGTAGATGAAGGTCTGCACGAACTGCTGGTTCATGGCCTCGAGGAAGGGTTTCGCTTCCGAGAGGCGCAGTGCCTCGACGTTCCCGTTCAGCTGGGCGAGCTTCTCGTCGATGACGCTCCAGCCTTCGAGGATGCAGCACACATCGTCCACCTGGCCGACGGTGCTCTTGGACGGCGTGACGCCCGTGTTCAGCTGCCGGAAGAACACGTTCGGCAGGCCCGTCCGCTGGGTGGTGCGCATGCCGGTGGGGAGGTTGCCCTCGCACCACAGCATGTCGTTCAGGATCTCGTTCTTCTCGTTGAGGAGCTCCGCGATGTCGGGGATCGACCCATCGGGATCCAGACGTTGCGCAAAATCCGTCAGCGTGAGGACGGTGCCGCCGATCGTAGCCATTTAGGGAACTCCTACTGTTTTTCGGCCCCGACCAGATCGCCGCCGCCGTACAGCTTTCTCGCTGTGGTGGGCTTCTCGGCAGTGGTCGGGCCACCACGCGCCGGGCGGTCTTCCGCCATGGCGCGACCGATTCGAGCGAAGAGCCTCACGTACTCCAGCCGATTGCCATCGCCACGACCCTCGATCCACTTGCGATCCTCCGGATTCGTGAATGCCGCGAGTGCGCGGTTCACTTCTCCGACGGTGCGCCCCCAGTTCATCTGACCGATATCCGGATCCGCCATGGTCCGCTCGAGGTCACGCGCCATAGCCTTCGCGTGATTCGTCTGCTGAACCTTGATGAATGCGTCCGCGAGCTTCTGCGCCTTCGCGTTCGTCAGCCCGAGCTCCTTGAAGGTCGGGGCGAGCGAGGTGAGAAGTGCAGCGTCGAACTGCTGGCCCTCGGGGGCTTTCAGTTCGTAAGCGTCGGGGACGACATCTGCGGGTGGCGGAGTCGGCTGGGGTGGTGGAGCTTCCGCCTTGATCGGCTCGGGAGCCTTCGCAGGCTCGGCGGGCTTTTCAGGCGGGGTCGCGGCGACAGACGTAGCGGGGGGCGTGCCCCCTGCGGCCGGTGCGGGCTGTTGGGAATTTTCGCTCGGAGTCGGCGTGGAGTCCGTCATCGCGTGACGAGGTTAACCGCGCGCGATGCCCTTGGAGTACTCTAATGGCCCAGTTGGCGTTAAATGCACTCAAACGCACACTGGAGCACAAAGAAATGGCGCGACTTCCGGAACTGCTTAACAGTGCACAAGCAGCGAAATACATCGGCGTGCATCGGAACACGCTGCGCTACTGGAACCGGGTCGGGGACGGCCCGCCGAGGGTGCGGAAGGGAAAGACGTTCTACTACGTGAAGGAACTGGTACGGGAGTGGCTCAGCTCCGGCGCAGTTTCGCCGCGCGCTCCCGCTCCTCGCGGGCTGTCTCAGCGGCTTGCCGGGTTGCCTTCTGCTGCATTGCGAATAGTTGATCGGGACTAGCGTCCCCCAGGAGCGACATCAGCCAGAGGCCGACGTTGCGCTCGCCTTCGAGCAGCGACATCCGTCCGTAGTTCTGGTCGAAGACGCTTTTGAAGACGTGGCAGTGCGTGAGCACCTGCCACATGAAGTCGCGGAAGGTTTCCTGCTCCATGAGCCATTGGAGTTTCGCGACGTCGCTCAGCCGCTCGACCGCTTCACCGAGGCGCTTGCGTGCGACGAGTTCTTCGCCCTCTTCGCTCACTGCACCGCTCCGCCGCCGGTGAGGAGCTGCTCGAGCGCGTTACTGCCGCCGATCGGGGTATCCGCGAGGGACTTCGCAGCGGAGGCGGCAGCCGGCATGGTGTTCGCCGCCTGCTCGGCCGCCTGCGCGCGCGCCTGTGCCGCTGCGCGTTGCTTGCGGATCTGCTGTACGACTTCATCCGAGACAATGCATTCGGGTGGGGTACCGGTGCGATCCGCGATGATCGCGATCGCCTTGTCGAAGTCGATCTTGTCGAGGACGTCGGGCTTGGCCTGCGCGAGCATGAGCACGTACTGCGTGGTCTGGTTGATGCCCTGGATCTCGGCGACGCGTACGGCCTGGGCGAGTATCGAGATGTAGTCGATCTGCATCGCCTTGCCGCGCAGCTGCGGGGGCGGCGGGGGAAAGAACATCTCGAAGCCTTCCGGCACCGCCATGCCGCGCGCGGCGTGTTGCCAGCCGAGCGCCGAGCGGCGCGCCGCGATGTTGAACACCCGCTCGATCATCGGGCCGAAGGCTTCGCCGTTGAGTCGGTCGAGCAGCGGACCCAACTCGAGGAGCTGTTCCTGCTTGCGCGCGTTGATTTCGGTTGCGGTGATGCCAGACTTCAGCGTGTCCTCAAGGCTCCGCATCATCTGGAAGACGTCTTCGTACATTCCGGCGCGGATGCGTTTGCGCGTCTCCTCGAGGTCCGCGAGCATGCCCGAGATGTCGGGCTTTACTTCGTAGAGCGGCTTCAGTCCATAGGTCGTCGCCGCAGTCACTTCCAGCCAGGTGATGTCGCCGGGGAGCTGCGAGACGGTCTGCCGCTTGAGCGAGGCGTCGCCGATCAGTGGCGGATCTACCTGCTTGTCGATCGCCTGCATCTTGCGGCGCTGCTGCGTCATCAGTTGCTTGGCGTCGCCGAGGCAGTACATCGCGGGCGAGTGCCCGTAGACATCATCCGAGTTCGTGTCCCAGCGAGCGACGAACACCGGTTGCTCGTGGAAGCCCTCGATGCCGAGGAGCACGTCGGGATCCCCCCCGAGCTCGTAATAGACCGAGCGGCTCTGCATCCCGCGGGTGCCGAGTGCGCCGCGTTCCCAGACATCATTCGGCTCGATGAAGTGAATGACGTCGATCCAGGTGTCCCACTTGCGCGCATGCCAAAGTCCGACGGTGGAAGGGATCAGGTTCCCCCAGGTGGGATCGTTCGGATCCCCCGGGTCCTCGACGAACTTCTCGACGATCTGCCGCACCGTCCACTTGTAGCGGCGCACGAACGTGTCCACGCGCTCCTCGTCGTCCTGCGCGATCCAGTACTCCCCCCAGGTGTAGGTCTTGCAGTTGATGAGCGGCTTGCGTTTGCGGATGTCCTGCTCGATCTCATAGATGCCGATCGCGGCGGTACCGAAGCCGCCGATCTCCTCGTAGAACTTCGGCACGGCGCGGTAGAAGTTGGATTTCTGCAGGATGCGGTGGATCGCGTCAGTAACCTTCTCGCACCACTCGGCAACGCCCGGCTGCTCCATGAGCGATTCATCATCGGGCCGTAGCCGAAACCACGGTCGCGATGGACTTGTCATGCCCGCCATGAGGCCGGCCGACATGGTACGCAGCGCGATCATCGGGCAATTGTCCACGACGTACTGCATCTTCTTCTGCCCGCGATTCGGGAGTCCGCCGTCATCGAGCCAGCGCGTGCGGTAGGGCAGGAAGAGGTTCTTCACATCGAGGATGTGCGAGCGCCAGGTCTCGCGGTCGATGTTGAGTGCGTTGCGCCGCATCTCGTAGCGGGTCTTCGGCGGCTGGCGGATCGGCTCCGTCATCTCCCCGGAGTAGAGCGTGCCCTTGCCCTCCCTCGCGCCGTAGCCGCCCTTGCGGACGCGCTTGATGTTGCGTTCGCCCTTGGACCCGTCCTTCACCGGCGGGGCGGAGTCGAGCAGTTCGCCGGAGGACGGCGCGTTGAGGTCGATCGAGCTCATCCGCCGAGTAGCGCGTGTTGCGAGAGCGTGCCGGGATTGAGTACGGCGCCGGCCTGACCTGCTCCGGTGCCGATCGTCGACTGGAGTCCGCCGGCGGTTGCCCTACGGCGTTCGGCATCCGCCTCCGCCGCCGCTACCGACTGATCGATTTGGCCGGCGCCGGTAGTCGGGCTGGGCGGGATCTGGATGCGCGGCTGGTTCGCGAGCTGGTAGATCGCAGAGGCGCCCGCGGCGACCGTTGCGGCCTGCTCGACCGTGCGCATGACGGCGCTCGAGCGCGGCTGGCCTCCGGTCGCCCCTCCGCCAGAGGTTGCTGCGGATACTCCTGCGCCGACAGCCGCGCCAGCGCCAGCGGCCGTAGCTGCCGTTGCCGCGGTGCCGGCGCCTGCGCCGATCGCCGTTCCAGTGACCGCGATCTCAGGCAGCGTTGCAGCGGCGGCAGTCCCGGCCGCGGCGGCTCCGCCCGCGGCGGCGGCAGTGCCCGCAGTCGCGGCGGTCGTCCCGGCCAGTCCTTCGATCAGCGGCGGGATCGCGGCAAACGCCGCTGCCATCGGCTTACTTCCCCGGATAGTCGTCGTCGGTCGTCAGGATGGTCGCGGGATCCGTGGGCTTGGTCGTCCCCACCATGCCGCGCGACATCACGCCGCCGAGCTCCGCCAGGCCTTCATCGGCCAGGTGCTCGAGCCCGGTGCCCAGGTGCGCGCGGTTCTCCTGCTGGATCCACTCGGGCTTGAAGTTCGCGGCGTGCTCAGGGACCGGAGGATCAATCATGGGATGCCGCGGGGGCTGGTAGCCGGCCTCGCGATTATTCGCGCCGTCGAAGATCACTCCCGCGCCGTTCGAGGCGGGATCGTTGTGCACGATGCCGTGATCGGGTACGCGCCCGTGCGCGTCGCGGGTGACGAGGCGGCGGGTCTCAGGACCGTTGCCGTCCTGGCTGTGGTAGGGCGTCCCGCTCTCACGACTCGACTGGTAGCCGCGCGTGTCGGAGGTGAAGCTCGCGCCGGGATTGCGGTCGCGGCTCGTGCCGGAGTAACCCGCGGGTTTCCCAGCTCCCATGCCCTGAGTGTTACTCGCCTTCACACTGGTGACAGGCGTGCCTCGGTGAGTCGACCCTCGATATGCCATGTGTGCT